CATGTACGGCCATGGTTGGGATTTGGAATTTGTGGAAGAGTGAGGTGTTATCATGAATCAGTCTGGAACGATACAAGAGTTCATCCGCCGGGAAGTGCTGTCAATCATAGTCAGATCGAGGCGTTGCGGCTATGCGCAGCTCTATCTCATCCACGATTTGAGCGCATGCGCTGAGGCGCTATCTCAAGTCACTGGAGGCAGCGCAGAGCTTATTCTGCGGGGGTGGTTACGATGGGCGAATATTTAAGAGCTATGCGGCACTTACCAAGGTCTGATTTATGCAGGAGGTGTTTTTTATGCGGAAAACAGCCGCGACGGTGACAATAGATACAGCGCTCTTGGAGCGCCTGACCACGGATGCAGAGAAACGACGAATCAGTCGGTCAGCCCTGCTCACAATGATTATCAACCGCTACTACAATGAAAAAGATAGACGCGCGAAGCGCATGGAGGCAGAACATGAATAAGCTTTATATCGTAGGTCGTTTTACGGCAGATCCTGAAATCCGCGAGGTGCAAGTTAAAGACGAAACTCGCACACTGGCAAAATTCACGCTTGCAGTGCCCGGTCGGCAAAAAGATGACCCGGCTGATTTTTTCCACTGCACGGCATGGGGTGGCGCGGCTGAACTCATTGGCAAGTATTGCCGTAAAGGCGATAAGCTCGCGCTGTGCGGCTCTATCCGGCTGTATACTTATACCGATAAGGACGGATGCCGCGTGAATGCACATGAAGTCAATGTTGAAACGTTTGATTTCATGTCGCGCTCGCCGTCTGATACGCAGCCCACGTCTCAATACAGACGCAAACGTTGATATTATGGCGGCCTATTAGGCCGCCTCATTTTTAAGGAGGTCGTATAATGGTTGGCAGTGAAAAAACCCGCGCAGAATATCGCCGTCTCCGAAATTTATTACAAGATCGAAGCAGACGACTTGTGTCTGCTGGATTCAATCCGCTTGACACGGGGGCGCGGTTGGCGGATATTAAAACAGCGCGAGACCTCAGAAATTCGCTTGCTCGGCTGAAACGCTTGGTAGCGCGCAAGGACACAACAGTGTCTGGCGCGCGTGAACTGGAAAGACAAAGGCAGCGAGACGCGTATATCAGGGATTATAATAATCGTGTCCGAGAGCTTACAAGGCGCACAAAAGAGCGTGAACAGCGCCGAAAAGCCGCCAATTCGCTGTGGCGCGATGAGAAAACCAAAAACTTTGTCGATGGTGTGCGCGATTGGTTGCCGTCTGATATGCAGAGTGCTATCAATCCCACAAATGTCCACGATTGGATGGACTACATCCATTTTTTGGATAGCGCAAAACAGGATTACAGCATTTATAAATTTCGCGACGAGGTGCGACGCATGGCGGACCAGATGCGCGAGGGTGCATCTGTGAAAGATGTGCTTGCAGATATGCAAGATTATCTTGCAGATCGCGAGCAGGAAATCGAAGCAGCTTTATCCGCTCTTGATAATGAGCCGTCAACAGAAGGCGAGCTGGGGCCGCTCTATGAGGCTGCTATGGAATTTTTTGATGACGAGGCTCGGCGTTGATATATACAGCAGAGACTTACCCATTTGAGCGTATCTATGAGAGCGGCATAGCAGCGCGAAAACGCGGAAAGCGTGCAAAAAGTCAGCGAGTGGAATATGTCAACGTGGTGGCGGCTTTCGACATTGAAACGTCGGTTTTGCATCGCATGGAGAACGGCGAGGATGAGCCACATGCTTTTATGTATGTGTGGCAGGTTGCAATAAACTCAGATGTTATCATGGGCCGCTATTGGGATGAGTTTTTTGCATTTCTCGGCCATGTTGATGAAATGTGTGCGGCTTTGCAGGAATCGAACAATCTTGACACAAAACCTTATCTGGTGATGTTTGTACATAATCTCGCTTATGAATTTCAATTTCTGGCTGGGCTTTATCCATTCCAGCCGGAAGAAGTCTTTTTGCGGGAGGCGCGCAAACCGATATATGCGCGCATGCTGGGCTGTATTGAATTTCGATGTAGCTACATGCATAGCAATATGAGTCTATCAAAATTCACAGAAATTATGAAATGCGAGCATCGCAAACTAGACGGTGACACTTTTGATTATGATATTGTGCGCTATCCATGGTCAGAATTGACCGACTATGAGACGCAATACTGTATTAACGATGTATTGGGCCTTGTGGAGGCGATCAAGACGGAAATGAAACGCGATGGAGATACACTGCACACGTTGCCCCTCACGTCTACCGGCTATGTACGGCGAGACGCTAAAGCGGCGCTGTGGCCGATTAGATGGAAGATCGAATCAATACTCCCCTATCAACGGGAGTATGCGATGCTTCGGGCGGCTTTTCGTGGCGGTGATACACATGCAAATCGCTATAAAGTGGGAAAAATCCTTGATAACGTCGAATCGTATGACGAAACGTCGGCATATCCCGCGCAGCAGAGAACAAGAAACTTTCCAATTACCCCATTTCGCTGGCTCAGCGGCGATGATTTACAAATGGCGAACATCATTGATTATATCCGGCATGGGCGCGCGGTTGTCGGGCGCTATGTGTTTTCCGGCTTACGCTTACGCAATGAGCGGGAACCAGTGCCCTATTTGTCGCTGTCAAAAACGCAAAGCAGCGTTTTTGTGGTTGACAATGGCCGATTGCTGTCAGCAGATCTTTGCACAACGACGCTTACAGAAATCGATTTGGCGGTTGTTATGCGCCAATATTGCGCGGATAAAATCGCATGTGAAGAAGCAATGATCGCGCGCAAAGGGCCACTGCCCAAACAGTATCTTGATGTGATAGATAAATATTATCAGGATAAAACAATGTTGAAAAATGGCCCTGACGGCGAATCAGAAGATGCTGCGGACGAGCGCCAATACCAGTATATGAAATCGAAGAACAAGTTGAACGGCATCTATGGCATGAGTGCGCAAGACCCGATACGCGAGTCAATACAATTTATCGACGGCGACTATCAAGCAGTGCATAAAACAGACGAGGAAAAACGGCAGGCGCTTGAAAAAGCATATTTCCCCTATCAATGGGGTGTATACACGACCGCTTGGGCGCGCTATGCGCTGCACGAGGCAATACAGATCGCGGGAGACAACATTGTCTATAATGATACTGACAGTGTTAAAACAGATGCTCCTATTGATTTGTCTCAGCTCAATGCACGCTTGGTTGATCGCGCGAAACGCTGTGGAGCATATGCACATGATCGTAATGGCAAGGTGTATTATATGGGCGTTTTTGACAAGGAGGATGGCTATGACCGATTTATCACGCAGGGGGCAAAACGATATGCTTATGAACGTGATGGCAAACTTGGAGTGACCGTCTCAGGTGTCAGCACAAAAAAAGTCAAATCAGCAGGTTTGACGCTGGGTGCGCTTGAACTTAAAGAGGCCGGAGGCTTGCCTGCATTTAAACCCGGACGATATGCACAAGATGAAGCCGGGCGTTATAAAAAGGATGAAAAAGGCCGACGGCTGCGGGAGGGCGGTATGGTCTGGACGTTGGCGGCTGGCAGCATATCAGTCTACAATGACAGCGCGGATTTTTGGATTAAAGTGGATGGACACGATCTACACATTACCCGTAATGTGGCGATGGTGCAGAATAGTTATACAATGTCTCATTCTGATGATTATGAGCGGCTGCTTACAAAAATAAACTTGTTTGGAAGTTGGAGGGCTAAACAAAATGGGAAAGTTGTATCTTGATAATGGCTATCCAAATATTGATTATATTTGGGATAGTGCGTCTAATTTTGTGACTGTCACGTCGTCGCGTGGCACTGGAAAAACATATGGAGTCGCAAAGCGCGCGGTTGAAATTGTACGCAATGGCGGCGGAAAATTTGTGTGGTTGAGGCGCTGGGGCACGCAGATCTTGAAAGCGCGGACACCTGTGGGCAACCCCTTTGCACGACTCAACAAGGATATGGGCTGGAATGTGCAGGCGTTTTCCCTGTCCGCTGATATGGTCGCGTTTTACGAGGCCGCACAGAATAAGCGCGGGAAAATCGCGCCGGATGGTGCTCTACTCGGCGTGGGCACGAGTTTGTCAGCGTTGGCAAATGTCCGCGGCATGGATTTTTCGGGGTTTGATACCATCGTTTTTGATGAGTACATTCCGCTCACGACTGAGCGGACGCTTACGAACGAGTTCACGGCGTTTTTGGATTTTTATGAAACAGTGAACAGAAATCGCGAATTGCAGGGCCTCGCGCCTGTGAAAGCGTTGTTGTTGGGCAATGCCAATCAGCTAGCAAATCCCTATTATATTGGTTGGGATTTTATGAGCACTGCCATTAAAATGATTCGCGGTAAACAGATGATCTATCGCTCACCTGATGGGAGCCGGGCAATGATTATATTGCAAGATAGTCCGATAAGCCGCCGGAAAATGCAGACCGGGCTATACAAAAACGCGCCGCAGGATTTTATTGAAATGGCCATAAACAACGCGTTTTATGTAGACCCGACGAGGGTTGCATCCCGGCCACTGATCGAGTTTGAATATCTTTGCACGATTGGCACAATCGGCATGTATCGCCACAAATCGCGCCGGGAATTTTATATTTGCAGGGCCGCGCAGAAAACGCGCGCATATGACCCGCAGGGGTTCGGCCTTGAGCAATGGCGCAAGCGATACGGGCTTATGAAAACGCTATATTTTGAGAACTATTTGACGTTTGATAGTTACGATACAGAGCTTATTTTCCGTGGTTATCTAGGCATGATATGATACTATAATATATATTGCAATTTTTCCAACAACAGAATATAATGATATCAACAGTCAACCATCTCCCACATGCAGCCCCCAGAAGGGGCGGGGCGCGCGAGGCATCCGCACAAAAATGGTTGACTGATTTTTATTGGAGGTGTTAGCATGGAATTTTGGCAGACTTTTGTCCAGTTTGTCCAGCAAATGGGATTCCCTATTGCAATCTGCTGCTACTTGCTCTATGATCGCAGGCTGAGCGACGATGCGCACAAAGAGGAAGTTAGCAAAATGACCGATGCACTTAACAACAACACGCAGGCGCTCAGCCGAATCTTGGAGGTGCTCAGAATTGGCGAAGGTGAAAGCTGATGCTTATGTAGATCGCGCTCTCACTGGCGGCTATCTGGGTACACCATATAAGCAGCTTGATTGTCAGGCGTTTGTGGAACAGGTGCTCAAAGACTGCAATGCGCTCTCCAAAAATTGGCGGGGAAGTAATCAGATGTGGCGCGATGCTGTTTATGATCGCTCGGACGATATGGCCGCGATTCAGCCGGGCGAATGGGTTTTTACGGTGCGGCATGACGGCGGCGAAGTGGCGCGCGGTTATCATGACGATATGGGCAATGCAAAGCATGTAGGGCTGTATCTGGGCAACGGCGAAGTGATGCACAGCACAACGGGCGGCGTGCAGATGTCCAGCATCAGTGACGGCAGATGGACACATCACGCAAAGGTTTATGATGTAGCATATCCTGAGGAAGATACGCAGCCGGACGGCGTGACGCTCGACGATATCATGCAGGATTTACTTGATATCCGTGACCAGATTAACACACTGATTGAGGCAATCGAAAAGAGGTGATACAATGAGTTACACGAGTTATATTGATATCGAGACCAAAGACGCAAGCGGCGCGATTCAGACCGAGCGGCTGGAAGTCGGCGCAGATCTTGACGTCGTGAGCATGCAGGTTTTCCGCGAGACGAAGAAAGGAGGAACGAAAAATGACACTGTTTGAAAAGTCCTATGAAATGATGAAAGCGGGCTTTACGGTTGACCAGATTAACCAGATGTTGCAGCCCATGCAGCCCATGCAGCCCATGCAGCCCATGCAGCCCATGCAGCCCATGCAGCCGGTGCAGCAGATGCAGCCGGTGCAGGCCCCCGCGCTTGACCTTTCGCCGCTGATCGCGGCGCAGCAGCAGCAGACGGCAGCTTTGCAGGGTATGTTTAGGTCGATGATGGGCAGCGCGGAGCCGCAGCAGCTGACGGCAGAGCAGGCGCTTGCGCAGGTTATTCCGGGAGGTGGTAAGTAATGGCTAACCCCTATTCTTTCACGCAGATTGCAACAATCTTGAATACGATCGTTGCGGGCGCGCAGGGCAGGAACGCGAATCCGCTCGAAACGCCTGTTGATACGTCGCAGTTTGTCGCGCTGGCGCAGCGCGGGCTTACCTGCGGTACTGACGCGCTGACCCGCTCCATGACGGCGCTGATCGCACGCACGATTTTTTCCATTCGTCCGTACATGGGCGGTATCACGCTTCTCGATGCGGATGACGTGGACTGGGGTTTTGTTGTGCGCAAGCTGACGCCAATTGTTGACCCGGACAGCGCGCAGGAAAACCCCGAGCAGCAGGACAGACCGAAGAACGGCGAGAGCGTGGACCAGTGGAAAATGAATCTGCCCCAGACGCTGGAAACGTCGTTCACGTCGGCTGTTCAGTGGTGCGTGCAGGGACCTTCCATCCACACAAACGCTATGCGTATGTCTTTGCGCGGGCCTGCTGAATATGGCCAGTGGCTGGGCAGTCAGTTCACGGCAGCGCAGAATCTCATCAACCAGCAGAAAACCGCGCTCGGACACGGTACGGTCTGCAATTTCGCGGGCGCGAAAATCGCAGCAGCAAATGCGGATAATTCGCCGGTGCATGTCGTGCATTGTCTGACGGAGTATAACACTCTCACGGGGAAGGCGCTTACGGCTACAACGGTATTCCAGCCGGAAAATTTTGCGGATTTTGTGGGCTGGCTTTGCGCGCGTATCCAGACGGCATCTGACCTAATGTCGCGCAATCTCACGGTGATGCATCACCAGCAGGCGGGCGGCGAGAGCGCCGGAAAGCTCCTTCGCATCACGCCCAAAGCTGACCAGCGCATGCTGTTCTATGCACCGTTCGAGAATATGATTCAGAAAATGGTTCTCCCGTGGACGTTCAATGAAAACTTCTTGAAGCTCGTACCGCATGATTCGCTTGACTACTGGCAGGATGTCAAGCAGGGCGCGGGAATCAACGTAACCCCGACGATGCTTAACAGCGAGGGCAGCGCGGTGAAGGGCGCGGCGGTATCCGCTCCTTACATGCTGGGCGTCCTGTATGATCGCTGGGCTATGGGTTACAGTATCGTCAACGACGGCGACGGCGTCGAAATGACCCCGATTAACGCGCGCGGCAGATACTACAATACTTTCTGGCATTTCTGGCGGCGCTACTGGAACGACACGACGGAAAACGGCGTTGTGTTCCTGCTCGACTAATAAAGGAGACGGCGAAAGATGCTTGATGTAATCCTGTATTCGTTTGCAAAAAAGGCGGACAGCACAGCCATACCAAAGCCAGCAAACGGAGTGACTTATGCCTGCGAACTCAAAGACGTTTGCAGCATTCTTTCGCCGTCTCTTGTTTTTCACATGGTAGACGGCTGGACGCCAGCACAGATCAATTATATTCACATTCCGATTTGGTCGCGGTACTATTTCGCATCGTGGACGTGGCAAGATGGATTGTGGATAGCTGACTGCGCGGTTGACGTGCTGGCAAGCTGGCGCACGGAGATTGGGAATTCAGCGCAATATGTATTGCGCTCGGCGTCTGAATACGATGAATTTGTGCCCGATGGATTTTACAGCGCCAAAGCCGGAATCACAATGGACCGGACGGTTGCTAGTTTTCCGTGGACCTCAAACCTGGGTGATGGCACTTATGTGATCGGTGTTATCAACGGCGACGACAATGCTCGGGGCGGTACAAGTTATTATGTATTGACACAGTCATACATGGCAGCGCTCAGAGATGCACTATTTATCAACACGGATTATTTGCAGATCCCATCAAGCGAGATTTCAAGCGAGCTTGCCAAAACACTGTTTAACCCATTTCAGTATATTGTGAGCTGTAAATGGTTCCCCTTTGTTGCGCCGACAGAGGGAGACTTGCAAGCGTCAATTAAAGTAGGGTGGTGGACCCTCCCTGTCAACTGCAAGCGCCTTGCAAAAACGCCGATTTTCAAAGACACTTGGACGCTGGATGTTCCGCAGCACCCGCAGGCAGCGACGCGCGGGGGCTATCTCAACGGCAGCCCTTATACACGCCTCACCTATAACTATGGGCCGTGGGGGGATGTGGCAATCGCACCGGATTTTTTCGTCCGCGGCGACGCTAAAGCGCTCACTGTATCGACATTGGTTGATTGTGTATCAGGTAACGGCATTTCGACTTTCTCGGCGGGTTCGAGCGAAATTCTGCGAACTGCTGCATCGGTGGGGGTTGATATCCAGCTATCACAGGTTACAATGAGCATGTTTGACAGTATTGCAAGCGGTGTTACCGGGCTTCTGGCGCCTCCACCTGCCACGGCAGCGGGACAGGGCATTATGGGCGCGGTTAAAGCAGGCGTGCGAAGCTGGTCTAACTACGGCAATATTGCAAGTGGTTTCGCGCAAGCTGCTATCAATGAGGTTGTTCCGACGAGCACGCCGACGGTGCAAACGCTGTCAGCGTCCGGCAGCATTGCGGCCTATCAGCTACCACCTATTTTGAGAGCTGATTTTTCAATCCTGGTGGACAATGACAACGCACGAGCTGGCAGGCCATTGTGCGCTGTGCGTAATATCAAAAGCCTATCCGGGTTTATCATGTGTCAAAACCCGGAGCTGTACGTCGTGGCGACGGCTGAAGAGCACGATGCAATTATATCTTTTTTGCGCGGGGGCTTTTACTATGAGTGACATCCAGCCTCCTGATTTTGCATCTTATTTCCACACGTTCCGCGTCTACCCGGACCGCGCACAGATGGAGCAAAACGCAACCGTTTTTGCGGCGTATCTGGGCGCGCTGGGGTTTACGATCAATAGCGCTTGCGCGATGCTGGGAAACTGGGAAAGCGAGTGTCGCCTAAATCCCAATTATCCAACGTCAGCAAATTTTCCGACAACACGCAGTGGCGGCTTTGGTCTCCCGCAGTGGACCCCATGGGGGCGCAAAATTGGAGATTGGGCGTTGACAAATCTCGGCATCTCGCCAACTGCAACAGATGACAACCCGCTATCAGCTATTGATGTGCAGATGCTCTTCCATGAGTACAGCGCGACAACCGGGCGAGATTGGTATAGCAATGAGGGATTCAACTACACATGGCCGGGATTCAAAAAATCAACCGACGATCCGCGAACACTGGCCGAAGCGTACTATTGGCAATACGAGCGCAGCAGCGCGCAGGGGCCGGGAAGTCGCGGCGAACAGGCGGCGGCATGGTATGAGTTTTTCGGCGGTGTACTGCCGCCATTGCCGGGCAAAAAATTACCGATTTGGCTATTATTCAAATTTCGGAAAGGAGTGATTTGATGGCATACAATCCACCGTTTACATACCAGTTTTTAAACTCTGTCGATGGTATGATACATCCGTCTTTCCTACATATCAATGATACGCAAATTGCGCGAGTTTTCAAGCGGTATCTCTTGCAGGATGCTATCAGCGTATATGATTTTACGTTGCCTGATAGCATTGATGCAGACGCCTTTCGATATTGGCTGATCGGTTGCGGTTTTGTCGCTGTACTCAAAACAGACCTGTTTGGAATCATCGCGCAGCCGTGCAGCCTGTCCGGGCGCAATGTCTACTATATGCCTACTCGCGCCATTGTAGCAAATCCACTATTGCAGGCGCGCGAACTGCGTATCGGAAAAGACTGCGAGATTATCAAGGTGCAGCCGGATTTCGGCAGTATCCGTGATATCATTGACAATTACGGAAACATGATGGCGCTGATTTGGCAATGCGCAGCCGTCAACGTGCTTAACTCGCATATGTCCTATACCGCATACAGCACAAGCAAAGCCGAGGCCGAAGCGTATAAAACCGGCTATGACCAGATCGCAAGCGGTATTCCGCTTGTGGTATACCGCGAAAGCAGCAAAAAGCGTCCTGATGATTCGCAGGGCATGCAGCTTTTGACGCAGAATGTCGGGCAGAATTTCATCACGCCCGACCTAATCGAGGCTTTGCAAAATGTGCAAGCAGCGTTCCGCGCTGAAATTGGTATTCCCAATTTGCTTGTACGTAAAAAGGAGCGCCTGCTTACCGACGAGGTGAACAAAGGCGATATCTACACGCGCAGCAAAGCCGAATTGTGGCTCGATGAAATGCGCGCGGGAATGAAGAAATGCGTTGAGCTTTTCCCAGAGCTTGACGGTAAATTGTGGGTTGACTTCTCACAAAATCTGAACGGAGGTGCAGAGGATGGCCGCAACAATGTCAATTTTGGGAATGTATAATTATGACCCCAATATTTTTGAGATGTTGCACCTTCCCGATAGCGTACAGCAGCAAACAATCATTGATTTGATTATCAGCGAGGCGGCAGAGCTTGAGATACTATATCCAAACCCGGATATTTTGCGAGTGATTATCGGAGCATGGAGCAACGGCCGTCAAAACGCATGGGCGCGGATTGCAGCGGCACTCGATGCAGAGTATAACCCAATTGAAAATACCGACAGATACGAAGATCATCTTGAAGACTACACGCGCGACCTTAAAGAAAGCGATAATTACACGCGAGACCTTAAAGAAAGCGATAATTACACGCGAGACCTTAAAGAAAACGATAATTACACTCGCAATCTGACGGACAGCGGAAACAACAACAGCAGCGGCAGCACACAAAACAGCCGAACAGGGTACAACAGCGGCGACCTACAGGTTACCGACAGCAGCAGCAGCGAAGACCACAGCGACGATACGCGCAGCTACACGGGCAGCGATGATCGCAACAAAGGATACACGGGCGGCGATGATCGCAACAAAGGATACACGGGCGGCGATAATCGCAACAAAGGATACACGGGCGGCGACACACGGCATACTGTTATACATACTCATGGCAATATCGGCGTAACAACGAATCAGCGGATGGTGGAGGCCGAACTCGACCTGCGTCAAACCGATATCTATTCAATTATCGTGAACGAATTTATTGATAAATTCTGTATCGGTGTATATTAAAGGGGGGTAAAAAATATGTGGTTTAACGAATGGCCCTACAGCAATTTGCACAATCTCAATCTCGATTGGATTTTAGGCACAATTAAAGGATCGCAAGCCGATTTCAAAGCTCAATTTGACGAACTGAATAACAAATATAACGCGCTAACCAAAAAGGTTGACGCTATTCCGGCAGAAGTCGCTAATAGCTTCTTGACGCCGGAAATGTTCGGCGCGAAGGGCGACGGCGTGACAGATGACACGGCAGCACTCCAAGCGGCTTTTGATGCAGCTACTACCAGCAAAAAAACGCTTTACAGTTTCGGCGTAACATATTATGTTACTGATACGATTAAAGTAAATGGCCCAGTTCATTGTAACTTTGGTTATTCGTATCTTAAATGCCCGGGAAGCATGCAAACCCCCGTAATTGACTATAACAGCATGGGATATGCATCATCTTTTAACGCAATCTGTTTTGATGGTAATGATTCGCCTGCAACTATGATTAAAATTTCACGAAGCAATAACACATTCATTACCAATGTATATTCAATTCATTGTAAAAATTTCATTGATGTCGTAACCGGTTACGAAGTCACGCTATCCAAAGCGCTTTTGTTCAATGCTGATGGTGCACTGGGAAATATTGCCGTTAAATGCCAGTCGTGGGATTGTCATTTCAAAGAGGTTTATGCAGTAAACTATCAAACGATTTTCGATATGACCGGCGGTAATAACCGAATCAGTTTTTGTCATTGCTGGAACACGTCAAGCAGCAGTTGGAACAATACCAAGTTTGCCGATATCAAAGAAGATTATAACATTTTCACGGCATGCACAACTGACACTTTTGATATCAGTTTCAACGTCGCAAACGATACACTATTGTTTGTTTATGACCTTCTGGCTTATCATGATAACAAGCCCAATTGCGTACTTTTCGCCGGAGATACTACAAAGGTTTATATCAACGGTATACAGGGAAATGGGCATAAAATAAACAAACTATGCGACGGTCAATTTTCGGGCCGCTTAACCGGCTTGACACTCACCGACTATATCGACGTACCCGCAAAAACAAGTTATTATGTCGAGGTAACACCCATAAATGGGGCAACGATCGACAGTAACCGCATGTATATTGAGGATGACACGGTAACGGTTGAGATTCACGGTTCAATATCATTCAGTGGTAATACGAGGGGATATGTGGACGTAGCTAAAATTCCGGCGCCCTTTTATCCGATATCATATACCTATCATGCGGGATACCTTGGAGCGGCATACGCTGCGGCAAATACTAACATGTTTGCTATCTCAGGCGCTAGCGAGATTCGATTCTATACGAGCGAAGAAAGCGGCATCAAAAGCTTTGCACTTACGGCCACCGTACGAGTGAAACGAGATTAAACGCGCACCCCGTCAGAGGGCCAGAAATGGCCCTCTTATCGTTTGTTTTCAAAAAAATGAGGCGGCCGCATAGGCCGCCATGATAACACCTCACTCTTCCACAAATTCCAAATCCCAACCATGGCCGTACATG